TAAAGATAATAATTTAGCTCTTTTTAAAGATCTTTTCTAGTATTTCTTTAGCATCATTAACGTTAGATATATAACCCATTTTTCTATTAACATTATTTTGAGATTTCTTTTCAGAATCTGATGAAGTCTTTCTAACAAAGCTTTGATACATCATAATCATTTCAATATCTGATGATTCGGACATTGTTAGTACGTCATTCATGTTAATAACAAACATATCCTCTTTTGTTGTTTTTAACCAAGGTTCTAATCTATAACCTTGAACGTTTCCCCTACCGTTAAATTGATGAACTATAATTGGATTGGTTATTAGCAGTATAGTTTGCTCTTCTTCTTCTGAAGCGGCTACTTTTGCAAATATTTCTTCACCATTTTTTAACTTTATGGTAGCATAAAAATCGTCTTCTATCATTTTTTTAGATTTACGGTGATTATATCATAATTAAATTTTTCTTCATTATAAATCTTAATTCTTTCAATGAAGTGATTTAGTGTGTAATTTTTCCTTGAATTCTTAGTACAATCATCAGCAATATCATATAAAACGGCTTTCTCTTTATTCTTTCCTTTTCTTAAAACTCTTCCGATTGATTGGAGATTGCGGACTCTAGACTTTGAAGGTGAAGCAAAAATAACGTTATGTAAATTTTTAATATTAATCCCTGTACTAAAAGTACCGTATGATGCCACAATGATTGCATTATTTTCTCTTTCTGTAATATCTCTAACTAATTCTCTTTCTTCAGCATCAACTCCACCATGAACAAAGAATACTTTTCTTTCATCTCGCTTGTTATTATTTATCAAATTGAATAAAGGCTCACCATGCGTAGAAACCCTACTATAAAGAACTAAAGTATTTCCCTTTAAATCTAAAGTCAGATTTGTAATAAATTTATTCCTCTGTTCATGAGAGATTAAATATTGTATCTCATCTTCATAAGTTTCAAATTTTTGAGATGGGTGTTTTAGTATTAAACAATTAATATCTAACTGAGAAAGATGACCTTGCTTCATCAATTCTTCAGTTCTCACAATTTTGTAAGATGGTCCGAATAGACCTTCTAAAACCCATTTGTGAGTTTGTGTACCATCTAATGTTCCAGTAAACCCAAAACGATACTTGGCATTATGTGCTTTAGACATAATACTGATAAGTGACTTGCTCTTAAATAAATGAGCTTCATCACCTATGATGACTCCATAATTTTCAAAGAAAGAACGTTCCAGTTTATAGACAGATTGCCATGTTGTAATTGTTACTGGAGCATCATTACTTTTTTCTCTACCAGAATATATTCGGTGACAATATGAATCAGCATTCCAACCATAATCCTGAAAATCCTTGTACATTTGTTCTACAAGAGAAGTCGTTGGAACAATTAAGAGTATTTTTTCGTGTTTATCTACATAGTATCTCACTAACGAATAAATCATCAGAGATTTGCCTGATGCAGTCGGAGATATCAATAGCTTTCTGTTATGTTTTAGGGCGTCATATACTCCCTCTACTTGGTATCCTCTTGGAGGATGACTGCAAATAGATTTCATATAATCTTTTACACCCTCATACGAAATACCTTCATTAACCTCAAACGGCATTCCATAGAATTTATTATCTTCAAAACGATAGTTGTATCCATATTGCTTACAGAAGGACACAAGTCTATCCAACAGACCAACATAGATCTGCTTTGATCTCATATCGTACAAATGAATTTCCCCGTTCCAATTCCTTCCACGGTACTGGGGCATAAACTTTGCATTAGGAACCTCAAATTTGAAATGATCTCTTAGTTCATATTCAATATGAGGTTCTGTATTAACTTTCAAATATACTTCATTCGCTTTTGAAATTATAACATCAGACATTACATCAATAACAAATGTAATGTTATTTATTTAGCCAAGACCAGACTGAAATCTCATAAATTCAATAGCATTTTTAATTTGATATGTTCTATTTTGTATCACCTTCAAAATACTCTCAATATATGACAGCATAGTATCATAATATTCAATTTTCATTGATACCGAAGAAAGTTTTTCATCAGCATCCAAGTATTTTTGCATAGTGTCTTTATCCCTAATTTTTTTAGGAAATGGACTCTCCACATAAACATCAGGATCTGCTTTTCCAGCATAGTATTCATACCTCTCGTGACGAATATTTTTCTTTTGTTGTTCAGCTTTAGTCCTCAAAAGAAAAATTGTATTGTAAAGATCAAAATATTTTGCATGAAGTACGGGAATATTTAGAGACTCTGTGTGCAAATTATCCGGATCCATTACAGAGTCCTTTTCCCACATTTTTTGGATAGTATCAAGATTCATGATAAACGGTTTCCATTTGGATCATACAATTCAAACATAGTATACTTGAAACTTACCTCAGATGTAAAGTATTCAACGTCTGACATAGTTGCGTCAAATTCCAATGGTTGTAACGTGTATGGAAACATATTCTCAAATCTTATTTCCATTGATATATTATAAGTGCTGTTTAATATAAACAAACTCCCATCCGAAAAAATATTGGGAAGCTCTGCATTTGTATTTAAAGTCTCTCTTCTTCGTGATAGTAGTCTTGCATATTCTCCAAGATCTCTTGGGTAACCAAGACTGCGAATCCAATTATGAATTTCTAGATAATTTTCAAAATCTTCATCTATAATAAAAGATAAATTAAAATCTCCGAAGATAATTTTATCTCCGGGAATATCCATATCTCTGTATGGAGTCGGTTGAACTGCAGTTCCCAAAGTTAGGTCTGGGATGTTTGCTCTATTTGAAAAAAAGTCAACCTTTGGAGCTCTAGTTAATGAAAATCTAAACCCTATGGGAGACAAAAAGTTTTTATTTTCAATTTGTTTCGCAAAGGGGGAGTTTTCAGAGTAAGCCATTTTTTGAACTATTTAGATAAAAAAAGAGGGTCCGAAGACCCTCTTGACGAAATTGTGATTTTAGATCACATGAGGTTAGCAACCTTAACTCTTCTGTAGTAACGGTTTGCATTAACCTGAAGTCTTCCAAGACCCTTGTCTGTGCCTTCAGCGAATGGGTTAGCAACAAGACCATAACGGGTCTTAAAGCCGATCTTAGGCTGGAAGGTGTTCTCTCCAACGGCACGAACCATTTGGAGGGGAACATATGGGCAATAGAAGAGACCTGCGTCATAAGGTGAAGAACCCTTATAACCAACAACGTAGTACTGGTTAGCGGAAACGTTAGCAGCGTATGGATCAATATATACGCGGAACTTACCGAGAAGAACACCAGCGAAGGTGTTACCAGTGTCATCAACGTTGAGGTTAGCGTTGAGTGCTGGGGTGTAGTCAAGAACACCAGCCATGGACAGAGCAGAAGCAACGTCTGCAGAGCACATGATGATGTTGCCCTTTCCTCTACGAGTTCTCTGAGCGATTGCGTTAGCGTCGCGCTCAATCTGGAAGAGGAGACCCTTGAACTTCTCAACTGACCAACGACCGTTGGAGTCAATGTCAAGGTCAAATACACCAGCGGTAGCAGTATTAGCAGCCGCACCTTGCTCAGCAACCTTATAGATGGTTCTGATGACTTCACGGTTGATTTCAGCAAGAATCTCGCTTGAAAGAATATTAGCGAGTTCTGCTTCTGCATTCAGACCATGAATTGCCTTCAGATCCTGAGCAAGCTCAAGGCTGTATTCTGCCTTCAGTGCTCTTGACTTGGCCTCAACAAGAACCTTCTCAATTGAGAAAGCCATCTCGTTGAACTGAGCATTACCATCGCCAAGACCTTCTGAAGTTGTGGTCTTCATGCCTTGACCAACGTTGTATCCATTAGCACCGGTTGATGAACCAGCACCAACTGGATTAAGGATTCCTGGGTTAGTACCATACTGAGTGGTAGTACCCATACCAGCGACTCCATCAGTGAAGTCAGCGTTGGAGTAGTCGCTTGGTTGACCAGAGAATGTGGTATCTACTTCATCGTAGAATGTCTCTGTACCAGTCTGATCGTTATAGCGTGAACGCATTGCAAAGATCAGTCCAGTAGGACCGGTCATTGGTTGTACGCCAGCGAGATCATATGCAACCAGGTTAGGCATTGAACGTCTGATCAATGAAATCAGAACGGGATCAAAACCTGCAACTGGACCGCCTGCATCAGCACCAGCACTGAAACCAGCAGCACCATTAGCAGTGCTGGTGTTAACAGTTGGAGCCTCAGTCAGAAGACCGGTTGAAGAGAAAGCATTTTGCTCTCTCAAATATCTTTCTTGGTTCTCTAGCAGTTGAGCGGTTACAGCCCTACGATGAGAATCTTTGATTGAATCAAGACCCTGATAGTCGAGAAGGGGTGCCCACTTTTCCTGCAATTGCTCGTTATTGAACATTTGCGTTTACCTCTTTAAAAAGTGTGTTTGTTTTGTTTGAATGATATTAAATTCATTTCTTAGCAACAGCTGAAAGAGTTCTCAAGTAAGCATTCATTGTATCTGAATGTGATTGGTACTCAGAACCAATGTCTACTCCTTCAGAAAGTGATTCAGTTTTTGCCGATGGAGAAACTACCTTTGATGGGAAATATGATTCTCTCAAAGTCTCCAGTTTTTCACGATATGCGCTTTCACTTTCAAACTCAACACTTTCGGCAAGTGAAGCGAGCTTCTCTTTCTGAGTGTCTGCAAGACCTTCAGAAACTTGTTCAAAGATTCCATCAGCAACCGCCTCAGAGAGACGCTTATTTAAGTTGATGTTCTTCTCAATCTGCTCGTTGAGTTTTTCTTCCATTTCATCAAGTTTTTCTACCATGCTCTCTAGAACATCATATTTATCTTCAGGGATTGATACATAATGTGCTTCAAAAAGTTCCTTCATACCAGATAGGAACGATCCAGTGATTTCTTCTTTTAGACCGCTTTCAACAACTAGTTGATTTTCCGAAATCCATTCTTCGGAAACATACTCTAGATAGTTGTCAACACGCTCTTGCAATTCTGTCTTAATCTCTTCAATTTCTTCCGCTAGAGCAATAGCATATGCTTCTTCAAGATCTTTCTTGATCAGAGAAACTTTTGAACTAATTGCTGCTTCAAAAATTGTTTTTGCTCTATTCTTAAACTCTTCGGAGAGTTCTTCATCACCTAGTAAAGCATTGACATCTTCTTCAATGTCATACTCTTCTTCAACTACTTCCTCTTCCTCTTCACCTTCTTCTTCACCCTCACCTTCTTCAGATGCTTCTTCTTCAGCAGCATCTTCTTCTTCGGTTACTACTTCGTCAGTGGTAACTTCTTCTTCATCAATCAAATCATTTTCTTCTTCGTCAGTCTCTTCTTTAACAGACTTCATAGGATCAGCAGCCTTTGCTGACTTATTAACAGCACTTACAGACTTGAGTTTTGTTCCGTCCTTTAATTCCGCAGAACTATCATCTGGTCTGTAATTATCTGGTGTTGGTCCTCCAAGATCTTCCCATCCGCCAGATTGACCATCAGGAATACCTGTGGTCAATTTTGGCATTGCTTCTGCAGGTTTTGCACCCGAATTGACGGCAGATTTGGATTGCTTAGTGCCTACTTCCATTTCTTGTAAATCTCCACGAGACATTTGAACTCTCCGATTAACCTTTAGTAAATTTAATCTATATTTATTTATAAATTAATAAATTACACCATATTTATAGTGAATTTAAAAATTCGGAAAACAGTTGAATTTTGTTTTCTTCGAGTTGTCTTTGATCAACAAGAGTATTAATTCTCTTGTATGCTCTTTCAGCAGCTCTTTCTTTTAAGATACCACCATCCCATACCCATTCCTTTCCTTCCATGATTCCAGAAACAAATGCGTCTGGAGCTGAAGGATCTGCTACGATATCAGCAGCAGTGGCTAGCATAAAATCCTCACCAACTTCCTTATAACCACCCTTAACATTTTCTCTCAAAGATCCAATACCACGAGAGGAAACGCCAAGTGTAACACCTTCTTTAAGAAGAGACTCTGCAATTTTTCCCATTGGAGTTGATAGGATTTGTGCTTTACCAATCCAATTGTTACCTTCACAAGTTAGAGAAACAATTTTATGTGATACTCTGTCAAGGTTTACTGTAGGGCCATCTGGATGACCTAGTTCACCAAGAGCACGACCTTTGTTTACATATTGTTCAGTATAACGATTTACCTCTCTTTCCATAATGGAACGAGGATACATACGTCCATTGCGATTTACGCATTCTGACTGAAGAAATGGACCTTGAATATAAAGTTTTTGACTTTTTCCAGTCCCTTCAGTAATTACTTGTACTGATTCAATCTCTTCTGTGATTAGTTTCATGGTGCTTAATTGGTGAATCCTACTTTTGAAGCTTTAATTGAAATTGATGAATATATCACATCTGTTGCCAATTTCTCTAAAAATTCAACAGAATTTCCTGGCATAGTAAAAGTAAGAGCAGTTCCTGCCGATACTTCTGTCGCAACACCAATAACAACCGTACCACTAGTGTCGTTGTGCAATCTAACGCAAGTAGCATTGTTAATGGTTGTTGCGTCACCAACACTAGTACCAGTTCCAACTTCAGATTCAATTAATCTTGTTCTTTGCATTACTATAAACCGTTTTAGTAATTATTTATTATTATTTTTTATTCCGAATCTTCCGCAGTTTCTTCCCCACTCAGATTAAACATACTATTCGCAACTGCTGGTCTTAGAGTATCAATTTTTTCTGCCGATTTTGCAAATAGAACATCCTTAATTTTGTCACTAATTGAAGATGG